CTCGTCCTCCTTTTGAAGGAGCAGAAGTAGGTTGCATTTTTAAATTAGACAGCAACTTAAACATTACCATTGTCATTCCATTTGATCCCGACAACACCGACTACCAAGAATACCTAGCTTGGCTGGCCGAAGGCAACGAACCACTACCCGCTGATGAACCTACCGCTTATTAAAAGTTTTGTTAGTAATTTAAATTAACCTATTGTTTATTAAAAGCTTTGTTAGTAATTTGAATTGACCACCCAGGTTTTCCAAAAACACCTTTTTCTTTAAATTCTATTTGCGACTGAGGATGTAACTCTTCAGTCGCTTCTTTATATTTACGTATTTCTTTGTTTAAATTTGCTGTAGTTTTAGCATCTCTCCACTGCTCTACTAGCCAATCAATAAAGTATTGAATAAGCTGTTTAAGAAAGATATTTAACTGTTTCATGCCGTTTAAGTCCGAAAAACAACGTAAGTATCTTTATGCTAATAAGCCTAAAGTTGCTAAACAATTTTCTAAACACAGCAAAGGCGGTAAAACTAAAACTGGCTATAAAACTAAATAAGAATTTGCTACAGTAGCTACGCAACCGTTTTGGTTGCTCCTTATGTATTTTTGAGCATGAGGCTTTACTCGCCACCACCCCTTGGCTAGAGCAATGTCAGCGCGTGAGCGGTTGCAAGGGGAACAAACGTTTATAGTTAAAAAAGTTATTTATTAACTATGGCAAAAGGACCATGTTGGAAAGGATACCAAATGGTTGGTATGAAAAAGAAAGGCAACAAAAACGTTCCCAATTGCGTTCCTAAAAAATGAGAACTAAAAAAGGTTACAAAACAAAAAGCAAAAATCAAAACGTTGCTCAGTGGAGCCCTAGGACTGAAAAACAAATTGACGAAATGCTTCTTCGTGAAGCCCTTCGTGGAGCTTTTGGTGAAGTAAAACCAGAAACTATTGAAAAACTTAAAAGGAACGTTGCTCAACACAAAAAAGTTTAATCATGAACAAGAAATCTTCTAAAGGCTACAAAATGCGTGGCTCTGTTCAAATGGCAGGTGCTCCTGGTTATCCAATGACTGAACGTGAAATTAACGATCGGTTGTATGAGTACGGAATGCAAAACACCGGAAGCGGTCGTAGAATTAGGAAAAATATTAAAGCAGTAAAGACAAAATATAATATTTAAATGTGGAACCTTCCTTCATCCTGTCTATAGTTTTAGGAGTCGCTGGTATCGGCGGTAGTGTATTCACTTGGTCTTCAAAAAGATTTGAAGTCCTTGACCGCCGAGTAGATCAGTTAGAAGTTGTAATTAATAAAGATTTTGTTCGTAAGGACGAGTTGATGCCTATGATTAGTCGGTTGGAACAGCAGATCCAACACATAGACGAAAAATTAGACCGCATCTTACTCCATGACCGAAATTTCTCTTCGTGATGTAGCTAAGTATTACAACGACAAACCACATCAAAACCACGCTCTTGATTTTCTTCAACAGCAAACACCACCAGGAACATTGGATAAGTTTGCTCAGCTATGGCGTAGCGGCCCTAAGGGGCACCCTAACTATGTCAAGCATCAAGTTACAGGTGAAATGCTTTCAAAGCTTACTGGGCACCCTGCAGATAGCTTTGACAACGAGTTTCTTGATGACTTGCAAGACCTTTTAGACGCTACTGGGTTTAGAAACGACCTCACTGCACGGCGAATGCTTCTTGCCCAGATGTGTCATGAAAGCGCAGGTTTTGTTTACATGAAAGAAATTGATTCAGGAGAATATCTTGAAGGCAGGCGCGATCTTGGAAACATTTATCCTGGTGACGGTCCTAAGTATCGGGGTTGTGGCCCTATCCAACTAACTGGACGTGCAAATCATCAGAATTTTTCAAACTGGATGGCAAAACGTGGCACTCCAGATGAAAACATTATGAAGCTAGGTACGGATTACACAGCTAATACGTACCCGTTTCTTTGTGCCTATAAATGGCTTGTTGATAACGATTATTTAAACGTTTGTAAAACTGGTGACGTGTATAGTGCCACTAGGCGGCTTAACGGCGGCCTGAACGGTATCCAAGATCGCATTTATTATTGGGAACGTGCTCAACTTTGCATTAACTAACTATGGATTTTACTGACCCCACTGTTCAAGCTGCTCTTTGGTCTTTGGCTTTTGTTCTTTCAGAACTAATTGGTGCTTCTAAACTTCGTGAAAACGGTCTCGTACAATTGGGATTGAAAGCGTTCCGAGTTCTTTATGGCAGCTTCTCCAAAAAAGTCTCTAAATAATAGTCAAGGTTTAGCGTCAGAAGATGATCTGTATAGTTTGCATCGTCTGGTAGCTACTAAACTTATTGACCAACTTAATCGTGACGATGTAAAAGCATCTGATCTTGCTAACGCAATTAAGTTCCTTAAAGACCAAGGTATTACTGCTCTTAACGGTGGTGATGTCTCTGCTATTTCTGAAATGATTTCTGCTCTTCCAGAAGTCGATTTAAAGAAAGTTAGGTCTTATATTGGTGTGTAGGAACACAAATTCCTATATGTACCAAGCAAAGTCCCCGGTATGGTGATCGAGACACCTGCTGGGGATTTTGTGTATCTAACTCCTGAGGTGGCTATGGCGAACCTTCATTCTCTCCAAAGACGAGATGCAGTTAGAGCTTGGAAACAAGGAATCAAAAATGCGTTTAATTGTAAATGTGCTTATTGTGGGGTCCATAGTGATTCTTTAACTCTTGATCACGTTCATCCACGAACTAAAGGTGGAGAAGATCTAGCTACCAACATTGTTCCTGCTTGTATGCATTGCAACCAAGATAAGGGCAGTCAAAATTGGAGGCTGTGGTACAGAGATAACGAACACTACTCTGCTAAACGCGAATGGATGATCGAGCAATGGATGAACTCCCTCCTATGCCCAATTTGGAACTGTCAGTTGAACAACAACTGCGCGTAGAACGTATTCGTAGGGAACTTCCAGCTGCTGATCGTAAAGAGTTAGAAGAAATGACGATGCAGTTCGTCAAAATGAATTTGATCCTGCAGAATAATTTGAGTCAAGTATTTTTGTGGGCTAACGGTGCCAAGAACAAATAAACAAACAGAAAAGATTATTCAGGAAGCTGTAGCTTCGTTTCCTGTGTTTGCTACACACCTTTGGCACTACCTAAGGTTGCCTAGCCCTACACCTGTTCAATATCAGCTTGCAGACTACCTCCAGAACGGCCCTGACAGGCGAATCATCATGGCCTATAGGGGATGCGGTAAAAGCTTCCTAACGGCTGGCTACGTGCTGTGGAGGCTACGTAGAGACCCTGATTGTAAGGTCTTGGTGATCTCAGCCGCTCAAGACCGTGCAGACGCGTTCTCCGTGTTTTGTCACGACTTGCTGCGTAACTGGTTCATGGTCAAAGACCTGTTCCCTAGTGACACTCAACGCTTTTCTAAGGTTGCGTTTGATGTTTACGGAGCTAAACCTGATCAAAGCCCTAGCGTGCGTTCTAGCGGTATCTTTGGTCAAATTACAGGTTCTCGTGCAGATCTAATCGTTGCTGATGACGTAGAGACACCTCAGTCCTGTGAGACTCAACTAATTCGAGACAAACTACGAGAATCAATTAAAGAATTTGACTCCGTTATTAAACCAGGCGGAGAAATTGTGTTTCTTGGTACTCCACACACTCAAGACTCTATTTACGCAAAACTTGAACTAGCTGGTTATACCTGCCGTATTTGGCCTGCTTTGTATCCAACAGAAAAGAAACGTAATAACTATTACGGAGAACGACTAGCTCCTAAAATTGCTGCTGATCTTGATGAAGATAAAAGCCTAGCTGGTCACCCTGTAGACCCTCGACGCTTTGATTGGGATGAACTAGAAGCTCGTCAAGTTTCTATTGGTAGATCAACGTTTAACCTTCAGTTTTTGCTGGACATTAGTCTTAGCGATGAAGAAAAGTTTCCTCTTAAACTTCGAGACCTTTGTGTGTTCCGTTTAAACCGTGAACGAGGTCCAGATAAAGTTGTGTGGCTAGCTAACGGCGATAAAGCCCTAGATCTACCATCGGTCGGTCTTCACGGAGACTTGTTTTACAAGCCTGCCCAAATCGGTTCTGAGTTTCTTGAATACACTGGCGTCGTACTTGCCGTAGACCCCTCTGGACGGGGCTCTGACGAACTCGGGTATGCGGTAGTCGCTTATCTCAACGGAAACCTGTTTCTCCTCGCTTCTGGCGGTCTTAGGGGCGGTTACAGCGAAACGAATCTCAAAAAACTCTCCCTCATTGCAAAAGAGTACAAGGTCAAGCAAATACTTGTTGAAAGTAACCTTGGCCTCGGTATGTTCTCTGAACTCCTTAAGCGCTATCTCGGAGTAATTTACCCCTGCTCTGTCGAAGAGGTCCGACATACAAAACAAAAAGAGGTCCGAATTATTGACACACTGGAACCTGTCCTCAATCAACACAGGTTGATGGTTGATACAAACGTGATCACTGAGGACATTAGAACCACGGAGTGTTATCCAGGTGAAACTCGTTCCCAATACCAACTTTTTTGGCAACTGACCCGCATAACCAAAGAGAAAAATTCCATCCGACATGATGACCGTCTCGACGCTTTGGCTATGGCAGTTCAGTATTTTACTGAGTCCATGGCTCTTACTGAGAAGAAAGCTATGGATTCAAGACTTGCTGAACAGTGGGAGTTAGAGAGACAGTTCATCCAAGGAGATAACGGCCTCTCTGTTGATGCTATGGGTTACGCCAAAAGCCTAGAAGACCTTCAGAAGGCCCTAGGAGCCTCTACAGGGGCTTCTAACTGGCTTATGGATATGTAACCCCTTAAACAGCCTCAGAGGCCCCTTAGAAAGGCATACAGAGGGGACTGTTCTTTTTTGTACGT